CTAAGCAGATTCGCACTGAAGCTGAACTTGATCGTATCTTTGCAAACCTTGTAGAGGCACCTAAAGTTCCACCGGTTTCTGGTAACACTGCACTTAGAAAGCCAGTTAATACTACGCCTACTAAGAGGGAAAGAGCTTTGGCTGCTGAGAGAGCTAATGCAGGCAAGACTAAAGCTATGTCGCGTAGTTCAGGTCCTCCACCAGCAGCACAACCAGTGTCACAACCTAAAGTTGGTCAATCTGCTATCCTTAATGGACAAGCTGTTATGTGGAATGGTGGTAGTTGGGTTAAAATGCCAACTCCTAAAGCTATGAAGCCGACAGCTAAACCTAAGGCTGCGGCTCAGTTAACTAAACCAGCAGCTAAACCTCGTGTTATTCCTAGTAGACAGATGCCGACTAGTGCTTCTATTCCGAGAACCAATCAGTTAAGTCCTTTTAATCGTGGATCTGCTGCATATGGCGGTATTGAACGAGCAACGAATGAAGCGGTACAAGATTCTCCTGTATGGTCGCCGTTCTGGCTAAAACTTGCCGATTAATCCTCCACCATTGGTGCCTAGAAGCCTCTACAAGGGGCCTCTAGGTGCTTTCTTATACATCCTATCACATGGACACTTTAACCGCCCTTAAAGGAGATTTTAAGCTCTTCCTTCAAGCACTATGGGGACAGCTAGACTTACCCTCCCCTACCCGTGCTCAATACGCCATTGCTGATTACCTGCAACACGGTCCTAAACGACTACAGATCCAAGCCTTCCGAGGAGTCGGCAAGAGCTGGATTACTGGAGCGTTTGTGTTGTGGACACTCTTTAATGATGCAGAGAAGAAGATCATGATCATCTCAGCTTCTAAGGAGCGTGCTGACAACATGTCGATCTTCCTACAGAAGCTAATTATTGAGACACCGTGGTTAGTACACCTTAGACCTAAGAGTGATGATAGCCGATGGAGTCGTATTAGCTTTGATGTTAACTGCTCACCTCACCAAGCACCATCCGTTAAGAGTGTTGGTATCACGGGTCAGCTAACAGGTAGTCGTGCAGACTTAATGATTCTTGATGACATCGAAGTGCCTGGCAACAGTATGACTGAGATGATGAGGGAGAAGCTCCTACAGTTGTGTACCGAGGCTGAGTCTATCCTTACACCAAAGAAAGATAGTCGTATCATGTACCTTGGTACACCCCAGACTACTTTCACCATCTACCGTAAGCTAGCTGAACGTAACTATCGACCCTTTGTGTGGCCAGCACGTTACCCACGTTCACTTAGTAACTATGAAGGACTGCTAGCTCCTCAACTACAAGAAGACATAGACACAGGTGCAGAGTCATGGGAAGTAACAGACCCCGATCGTTTTAGTAGTGATGATCTAGTAGAACGTGAAGCTGCTATGGGTCGTAGTAACTTCATGCTTCAATTCATGTCTTCATGCTTCAATTCATGTTGGATACGACTCTTAGTGATGCAGAAAAGTTCCCACTTAAGTTCTCAGATCTTATCATTACCTCTGTTAACCCGACTCAAGCGCCGGATGCTGTGGTGTGGTGTAGTGACCCACGTAACTGCCTCAAAGACCTCCCTACCGTAGGACTACCAGGTGATTATTTCTATTCCCCGATGCAACTCCAAGGAGACTGGAGTAACTACACCGAAACAATCTGCTCAGTAGACCCATCAGGTAGGGGTAGTGATGAAACAGCAGCAACATACATCTCACAAAAGAACGGCTTCCTGTACGTCCATGAAGTACGTGCATACAGGGATGGTTACAGTGATTCCACATTACTAGATATCCTGCGTGGGTGTAAGCGGTACAATGTTACTAAACTACTCATCGAAACAAACTTCGGAGATGGTATCGTCGCAGAACTGTTTAAGAAGCACCTCCAACAAACTAAACAAGCAATAGACGTAGAGGAAGTACGTGCTAATGTCCGTAAGGAAGACAGGATCATTGATGCTTTAGAACCTGTCATGAATCAACATAGACTTATCATGGATAGGTCAGTGGTGGAATGGGATTACAACTCGAATAAAGACGCAGCACCTGAGGAACGTTTACTGTATATGCTCTTCTATCAGATGAGTAGGATGTGTCGTGAAAAGGGTGCAGTTAAACACGACGACAGATTAGACTCATTAGCACAAGGTGTTAAATACTTCACAGATGCTATGTCTATTAGTGCTTATGAAGCTGTTAAGATGCGTAAGCAAGAAGAGTGGAATGACATCCTAGAGACCTTTATTGATGACCCAATAGCTGCTACAAATCACCTCGTGATGGGGATGAATTTAGAGCAAAGACGTAAGGCTAGAGGTAAAACAAAGAGTTCAGTCCCCACCTGGGTTTAGACCAGATCCCACCCGTAAAGCGGAGCGCCGAAGGGTGGATCGGATCTCCGTGAAGGGAGGAAGACATGCCTCTATCGAGACACATCTTCCTCTTTATTAATGTCCCTGGGAATGGACATTCTGTAAGTACTACTAACTCCAAAGACACAAACTTCCACTAACTAATACTGAATCTTGGAGTACTGATTCTCCCAATCCCTCTGAATCCTGTCACTACTTATTCTACTGTATACGTTATGAGTAGAACATATCGTAAGCAACCATTACGTAATCAATTCCGTCACCCTAAGACACTTAATGAACAAAAACAAGTTTACGTGTCAAAAAACTATTACGATAACGAGTATTCAGTAAAAATTAGAAATCGTTATATCCCTACAGCATGGGATGATATTACTGCCACCTCCATCTACCAAAACGATCACCGATGACTCATACCGCCACCCTGGTACACATCACACCTAACGCTGAAGAACTTATTAGTTACATGGCACGTGTTAGTAATCCAGCTAATCAATCAAATACTGAGACCTCTCAACGACTCATTAGGTATCTAATCGAGCATCAACATTGGTCTCCATTTGAAATGGTAAACATGTGTGTAGAAATTAACACCACTAGAAGTATAGCAGCACAGATCCTACGTCATAGGTCCTTTAGCTTCCAAGAGTTTAGTCAACGGTATGCTGAGGTAACAGAAGTAGCAGCCCCTCCACAGTTCCGTAAACAAGATAGTAAGAACCGACAGAATAGCACTGATGATCTAAGTCTAACGTTGAGGTATCAATACACTGAAGAGACAATCAAGCTGTACAATCAGTGTTATGACTTGTATCAAAGGATGTTGGAAGATGGGGTAGCTAAGGAGTGTGCTAGAGAAGTGTTACCACTCTCTACACCAACTAGGTTGTACATGAATGGCACTATTAGGTCTTGGATACACTACTGTCAACTGCGGTGTGGTAATGGTACACAGCTGGAGCATAGGATCATTGCAGAAGGGGCCTATAAGCTTCTCCAAGAGCATCTACCGGGTGTCTGTGCAGCCTTGACTGTTTGACTGCGTTGAGGGGCACTCTGGGGCGTTCTAGGGGGTCCCTTAATTTTTGACATAAATTTAACAAGCCTTATATCGCCAAGGGGTCTCGCAATTCCCCCCAGTACCCCCTCCTTATATACAGGGACGCACTGTTGATACACCGTGTGCTGTTTAATTCTTTCTCACCAGGACAGAGCTATTGAGAATACTAGTGGCAAGGAGTTGCGATCAAGGACGCCCAGCGTATGTCCATAGCCTTGTCCAGAGTATCTGCATCAGGCACAGGTACGCAGGACATTGGACAGAGTGTTGGGTATTGGCACTGCTGTCATCATCTATAGTCACGCCTTATTGAGAATGAATTGCAATAAGCAATGCTGTATGATATGAATTAATAGCGATACGAATTAGTATCAAGGTGTAGGTATATACCAAGTTATCTGTCTGCCCCTCCCAACTCAACAGGACAGCGCAGCTATAACGCCCTGAGACACGCCTAGAAGCCGCTATAAGGCTCCTCTAACCGTTGTTAGGTATACTGAGCCCTAGAGCACAGTAGAGCCACGCTGTAGGCGATATACTGATAGATAGTTGGAATCTCAATAACGCGGGTTTATTGAGAATGCAAGTATGTATACGCTACCCTATCCACGCAATTGTTAGTTAACAGTCACACGTTGAGTTCACACTCACGCCCAGCATCACATAGCAGCCCTACGGTTCGGATCGATAAGGAACGCTGATAGGGTCAATTAAGGGCGCTACACGGATCCACTGGGTTCTTGGGATTGACACTCCAACCCAGCCGTGGTATGGTAGGTTCATCGGTGGGGGAGGCGAGACCGTCGCTCCTCACCCAGTGGCTGCTAAGCCGCACCCAGCACCTAGACAATAGAATAGCTGTGGTCGTCACAAGACGGAACTAGCGGAGCGAGCGATCCCGCGAAGTGTTATAGGTTGCAACCCGACCTGACACTACGACCACGTTACTGTTAACGCAGAGCCACATGCGTTTAATAAGTTAGATCATGGCAGCTGTTCACAACTACTGGAGTTAACTATGACTACTACCATTGTCCGTAAGGTAGTGCTTGACCTGCTTGGTAAGGCACGCACTGGTAACGATCTCTTGTCTGTTC